CTTACTCCTGGGCAGGAGTTTCTTCGACGGGCGGGGCAGTAACGATGGCGATCCAGTTGTCTCGGCGCTGTTCCTTCATCGCCTGAATTTCAACCTCAGAGAAGGTGTGATCTTCAGGCAGATGAAGGGCGTCACGGAAGATGCCGTGGGGAGTGTCGAACTCAAAGTCGATCTTGATCATCGCCCACTCCAAAATTAACCGGCAAGGCTCAGAGTGTAAGTAACATTCAATGTGTCACCGGACACCACACTGCGGTCACCAGGGGCAGAGAAGTCAGCACCCGAGAACAGCGTGCCAGTGGAGCCGCCCTTGGTACTGTTGGAGGTCAAGAACGCACCGCCCACCGTTTCCGTCGCGTTGATGGTGAAGGACGCAGGACTTGCGCTGTTGGTCACCACAGAGGGGTTGGCATTGGTTGCTGCCGCGAAGGTGGCGGTCGGACGGGTGGCGTTGGAGTAAGGCGTAACCTCAGTCCAACCGATATGCGAAGCCATCGTGTCACCGGCAGCAGGCGCGTTAGATGCGGCAGCACCCCACAGGCCCAAATACCAAGTGGTGATCTGCGCGGTGGAGGTCAGGGCGACGCCTGCCATGTACTGGAGCCCGCCGTTGACCACGAGGTTTTCCGTCTCGGCGGTCCACTTGAGGTTTCCATCCTTGTCGTAGCACTCAAAGGTGTACTTGCCCGTGGCAGTTGCCTGCTCGGGTGAATGGGTGCCAGCGATCAGGCCGCTGGTGACGATGTCTTGGGCCTTGGCCTTTTCAATTTGGGACATGATGACTCCTATGCAATGCGGATGATCGCGTTGGTGCTGTTAGCAGCCGGGAACTGCACCTCAAAGGACGTTGCGGCGGTTTTGTCACCGCCAAAGTCCAACACACAAACGGTTGGGTTCCCGCCACCCACCTTGTATATCAGCGCCCCACGGCAAGTAAACGACGCCGGATTCCACGTGACATTGCTGAACGACAAGTAGGCCACTGTGTTGTTTGGGTCTGACCCCGTCGTAGGCTGCACCGAAACCGTAAGCACTTCACCACCCGTGGTGTAGCCGTTGCCACTGGCCACTTCGTTGGTCGTTGTGTACGCAGACGTGGTCGGCCCAATACTGGCACCGCCCGTGTAAAGCGCCATTTTGAACGTGTCAGTGCTGAAGTTGAACTGGCCCGAAGCCAAGCCCACCTTGAACTGATTGGTCGCGCCTTGCTCGATGGGCATTACTTGACCCCGTTATTCTGCGGCAGCGGAGCCAGACGCGACTGGCCACTGCGGTACGCATCGCTGCGCTCCAGACCATCACCCAGACGCTTGGCCAGTTGCAGGGCTTCCATGTACTTCTGGTTGTACATGGCCATCATGTCCTGCTCACCCTTCATGTAGGTGTACGCCTCGACCAGCGATCCGTACAGCAGGACGGTGTCGAAGTTGTCGCCCAACCAAGACGTGCCCGCCGTCACGATGGACTGCGGGTAGTAGTAATAGTGCAGTTCTACCTTGTACGCGTCATTCGGCGTTGGACCCATCAAGAACGTCAACTCCGTATCCAGCCCGTACGTCGGCCCAAACAAAGCGTAGTACCGTGGGACACCCGTATCGTCGGGCGTGGGGTACGCCTGCCGGATGAAGTTGACGTCCTTGTTCAGCAAGTACTCGTACGTGCCGGTGTTGATGTCACCGCCAACAACATCCGTCACAACCGCCATTGAGTACACGGCCAAGAAGTCATTCGGACAAGCGAGGTACTTGTTACCGGCTGAGGTCGTGCCCGTAACATTCTTGCGCAGGGACGGGAACTGAACTGTGTTGTAGATACGCTGCTCAGCTTGTTGGACGAAAACGGGTATCTGAGCAACGAAATCGCTGCTCGGGTTTTCGGTATACGCCTGGATGGCGTTGCTGAGTTGCGTGTAGTTCACGCCATCGGTCCCCTGGCCATCGTGCCCTTGGTGGCGCAGCCAGTACCACGGATTTTGATACCCGAGGTCTTGGTCGGCTTGTACTCGTTGGAGTGCATGTTGGCCACGGACACGTCCATGCGCAGCGCCTTCTTGATGTCGTCAGCGCCAACAACCGGTGTGGCCACCGGCTTGGGAGTCTTGTAGGTTGCCATGTCAGACACCTTTCTGCTTGCGGCCAGGGTTCATCTGGTTGGCGACTTTGGCCAGACCACGACCCATCTTGAGCATGTCGCTGTTGGTCTTGCCACCAGCACGCATTTTCTTGACGTTGGCATCAGGATGCGCACCAGCGCCCTTAGCCATGTGCTTCTTCAGCATTTCCTTGACGCTTGCCATTTTTCGCTCCTATGCCGTCACAACTGTGACTGTACCAATTTGGATGGTTAATACAAGGTTATTGGGCGTCAGCCCAGCATCGGGACCGCGAGAACCACCAACCGGGTTCCAGCCCCACTGAAAGTCCCGACTGCCTTCACTCGGGAAACCCACCGCATCCTGCGTGGTTGCCGTCGTGTCCACAATCTGCAGCCCCGTATTTCCTGACTGCACATAACTCAGATCAGGACGCGGGTTGCGCAAGCCTTGCGGGTCATCAACCGGGTACATGCCCAACTGCAACTGCGGTTGATCGGGGTCCCAGCAGACCGGGCAGACCAAGAGGTTGTAGGTCTTGGTCTTAACAACTTCCTTGCGCAGTTGCGTGAGCTTGAACCGAAAGTCGCAGCGGTCACACTGCGCAATCGCATTCTTGCCTGACGCAAACCGGTTGCCCATTTAGGTGCCGCTCCCGATGTACATCTGCCGGGGCACGAACCGCACCGCTGCCTTCTCTTGATCCTCGCCTGCGGCGATCATCCACGCCTCGTCGTACTGTTCTTTAAGAACTTGCAATCGGCTCAGCCCATCAGGCACCTTCAGGGCAATGTAGTACGCCAGACCGGCCACGAGGCAGGGCAGGAAGCGGAACGGCACGTCCATCGTCTTGACGCCACCACCGGCGTCCTGCAGGCGGCGCAGCCGCCAGTACACAAACTGGTAGGTCGTGCCCGGATTAGGCGTTGGCCAGACGGTGATGCTGTTCTTCTGCGACAGGATGATGGCTGCGCCGGAGTTATGGCCTGCAGCGGTCGTACCGCCCTGGCCACGGGCGCAGTTCAGCAGCAACGCTGGGTTGCCGCCACTAGCGGGCTGCACCTCGTTGAACGCAATCAGTTCGCTGCCGATCTTGATGAAGCCCGCATTGGGAACGCCAGCCAAAGAGGTAATTGGAATGGACGTGGTGTTGTCCAGTATGGTGGCCTGCAGCGTCCCGGGAAGCACAGAGTCCTGACCCGACAGTTTCTGAATCCAGACCTGAATGGGTCGGCCTGTGATCAGCTTGTTGGGGATGGTAGCGTAGGTGCTGACGCTGATCCGGGTGATGGTCAGGTCAGCTTGGTTGTTGGGGACGTTGGCGTTGGTGCGGATGACGTGGTCGAGCAAATCCACCGTGTCATCCGGCAGCGCGTATGTTGGCTGACCAGTGGCCAAGGTGATGACGTTCTGCTCGAACGTCCACATGTTCACGCCCCGGTTGCCCCAGTCAGCAAACAGCAGGTTCAGGCTGCGACGGGCCGTGCGCAAGTCATAGCCGGTGCGCATCTCGCCACCGGCACGCTCGAAGGCTTCCTCGACAATCTCATTGAGGTCGAGGTCAAACGCAGCTACGCCTGAAGTTGTCATCTGAATCTCGCGGTCTTCTTAGCGATGGCCTTGGGTTGCGCTACGAACTGCTTGCCGGAGGCTTTGCCTGCTCGCTTTGCTCGGGTTGAGGCGGCGTACTCTTGGGGGGAAAGAGCTTTGATCGCAGCTTCTGGAAGGTATCGCTCACCAGTTTTACTAGACGGTTTACCACTCTTGGTTCTCCACTTTTGGGCGGTCCAATCCTTCAGCGACTGCTGCGGTTTCTTCACGCTTCCGCTCCAACATGCTCAACCTTGTTTTGCTCAATGTATGAGGCCGCTTTACGCAGCAAGTTTGCGTTGTCCTTCATTAAGCCAAGACCGCGATTGCAGTTGGGGCACAGCAACCCCCGTATTTTTCCAGTCTCATGGTCGTGGTCAATACACAGCCATGCAAATTTTTCTTCTGGCTCGTTGCAGAGAGCGCAGCAGCCCTTTTGGGCCTCATACATCTCGTCGTACATCTGCTGAGTTGCGCCACGTCGGCGCAGCCTACGATTTGTAGTCCCCCAGTTGTTGCGTCGCCAATCGTTTAGATGTTCGCGGTTCTGGTCTGCCCACTCTTGCCTTTTGGCCTGCATGCACAACTTGCACTGCGACTTATACAGATGCGCCAACTTACCGCCTCGGCTGAAAAACTCAGTCAGCGGTTTTGTCTGGTGACACCCAGTACAGGTCTTAGTCACGGTATCCACCACCCTTGGCTTTGTACTTTTTGGCAAGCAACTGCGCTTTTCTTGCGCTCCATTCACCTGCCGCCGTGCCCTGCGTGGCTTGGCCTTTGATCTTCTCAAAGAGAGACTTGCGCATACCGGGCTTGGTGTAGTTGCCTGCTTCGTTGACCTTGGACTTGGTGGTCCCGCCTTCGGCGTACATGTCAACGTCGTTCGGGTCATCCTTGCGTCGGATGACCTTCTTCTTGGGCATCTTGGAGGGGGCGATTGCCCCCATCCCCCGGCTCGGCATCATGTCAGCAGGTCTTTCCGCCGCGCTTCATGCCCAGGGGCTTCGATGCAGCCATCTTGACCATCGTGCCCTTGGTCTTGCCCTTGACGGCCATGCCATCGCGGCTAGGAGCAGCGGTCTTAACGGTGCCCATCTTGGCCTTGGTGATACCACCAGAAGCCATCTTCTTCATCTTCATGCCCTTCATTTCGGACTCCTTCTTAGGAAATTTACGGCCTTTGTCGGCCTGAACGAACTCAGCCCCAACAGACTGTGGGACACCTGCTTTTTTAGCGAAGGCCGGGTTGTTGGCCACCGCCGCCATGAACCTATGCTGCTTACCGCTACTGCTTGGCATCTTCCGGCCTCTTCCGCTTGATCATGTCCGCAACCGTCTTGCCCGTAATCATCTCGGCAATCCGCATCAGCGTCCAGATGGCGCCAATCAAACCGAACAGCGGTGTGAGCAATTGCAAGAACGACGAGATGGCCGCAATAGCAGCCATGATGTCTAGCGTGTTCTTGACGGTATCTTGATGCTGTCCCATCTCAACAGTTCCATGCCCTCAAGGATTTGTTAATCCTCGAATTCGGATCTTTTGCGGTTTTTTCGCTCGTCAACTTCTTTTTCATCCCTTTCATACGGGCGCAAAAAGAGTCGCGGCGTGGGCCGCCCTCCGGCTGTGGAGCCTTCAGTCCGGGCTTCCCTGGATTCGCGGCGTTGTAGGAGGCTCGCCCCTTGGCGTTCAAGCCGCCCTTGGGGTTCTTTCCTTCCTTGCGCTGCCATGCCGGGGTCTTAGCCATAAAAGATCGTCGTGGTGACGTTGCTGACCAAGCCAACGTAGATACCGTTCTCGGCCAGGATGCCCTCACCGGGAATGATTACGTTGAACGCTGTCGAGTTGTACGAGTCAGCCTCCAACAAGATGTCGGCGTACATGGTGACTGCGGGGCTTCCAGTGATGGTGCCCGACGCAGTATCCGTAACCGTGAACGTGTTGGCGTTGGATACCGTCACAGAGTACACGTTGGTCGTCGCCGTGCCGCCAGTGCCTGCCGAGAAGGACAGCCACACGCGGTCGCCAGTGGCAAGGCCGTGCGCCGTGATGGTCACCGTGACTGTATTGGTCGAACGACCGTACGTACCGGTCTGAGCCAGATTGTTGGCGTACACCGTGTTGCGCGTGGCAGCACTGGCATTGGCCGAAACAATCGCACCCTTGAGACGCGTACGGTAGGTGACCGCTACACCAGACGCCGCCATGTGCGCTGATTTAACGTCGTATTGCATCGCCATGATGCGCTCCTATTAGGTAGCGGTGGTGATGGCAATCCAAGCAGACGCGCCGCGCACATAGATGCGGTCGTTGGTGGTGGTGCCGTCAGTACGCAGGTAAAGCGAACCCTGAGCAGCCGTCACGGTGGGGGCACCGGAGCCAACAAAGACGCCCAAGTTTGCAGTGGAGGACATCAGAACTGCCGACATACCGCCTGCTGCGGGGGCCGTGCCGCTGTCAGCGGTCAGATTGCCCGTGGCAGAAACAGAAGTTGCAGTAACCGTGGTAGCGGTGACAGCGCCAGTGATAGCACCAACAAAACCATTATTGGATACAACTGGCCCGCTGAAGGTCGTGGTTCCCATGTGGAACGCTCCTCAAATTGCGCTTGCTGTCTCTGAGGTTAGTCCGCCAAGTCGGTCAGCAAGCAGGTTGAAAATCTTGGGACTGTCGAGTTTATACACCCGCCAGAGAAAAAAGAAAAGGGGGCCGAAGCCCCCTTTGTAAACCGCATGGGTATTGGGCTGTGGCTTAGGCGCCAGCAGAACCCCAAATGCCCAACGGATCCGACCAACCGAACGAATAACGCTCGCGGGCCTTGTAGCGCACGTTGCCGGTGTCGAAATCGCCGTCCATCGAGGTGCCCATAGCGACACGCTCAAAGTGCTTCAGACCGTTGGGCACGTCCGTGGTCAGGAACCAGGCGTTAACGTCGGTCAAGAAGTGGTTGACGGTGAAGCCACCAGGGATCGCACCCATCTGCTTGATAGCGTTGATGTCGTTATCAGCAGTGGCCACGCGCAGTTCGGTGTCAAGCAGACGCTTGGCAACGAACATCAGGCTGGGCGGAATGACCAGCTTGACCGGCTTGGCGGCGATCAGCAGACCGCGTTCGTCCGTCCACGCAGCGATCTGGATCACAGCGTTTTCGAGCGACGTCTCGTTCAGGTCAACGGCAACAGACGGGCTGTTGTAGTTCACACCACCGGAAACCAGGGGGTGACCCACGCGAGTGGCCGAAGAGTTAAC